ACGGGGTCTATGACGGAGGCCCTTCTCGGCGATCATCGCGGCAGCTTGCATGTACCGAGCGAGAACCTCAGTCAGTTCATCCTCCCTGCAGACAGCCGCCAGCACACCATCGTCACTCATGGAGATACCGTACATCTCCGCGACTGAGCGGTAAGCTTTAATTCTTGGCGAAGTGATCTCCGCTCCCGCGACAGCAACGTGGAATGCCACATCACCATCGTCCGTGACACGGACCGTTCCGCCTCCGGCGTCCAAGACGTAAGCGCCGATTAGTGTCCCGTCAACGGGATACTCAAAGGGGGACTCAATGTAGCCGGAGTGCTCTGTCAGGGGCGTGTACCGACCGCATAGAGCGTGGGCAATGGCGTTGTGGTTCATCGCAAAAGCAGCTCTTGCTGGGCAGGTGGGAGATTGAATTGTGGCGCGCCGTTGATCGAAGCAAGATCAATAAATTGTGCCCAGTACCCTGCAGGGTCGCTTGCAGGGATGGGTTCAGCATATCCGTATAGTGCATCGTCACTAATGGAATGCAGGTGAGGATGGCCTACCAGTTGTTGATAGAACTGCCGACCGCTGCCCACCGAGTTCCTGTGATGGCTGCTTCCGTCCACATCGATTCCGAGGATCCGCACGTTCTTGTAGAACAAAGAGAGGCTCAGCTTGTCCTCTGCGCCAGGCACCGACGCGGGCTTAAAGTACCCTTCCATGAACAGCGTAGCGGGCTGGATACCTCCCTCAAGCGCTAAATGCTCGCGGAACTTCCACCCTTTCGGTCTGCCGCCAGCATCTACCCAAGGGATCGCACCGGCTGAGATCCATCCCTTCGGAATCTGAACCATCCCAGTTAGTTGTAGGACCTGATCCGGATCAGGTGGCGCGTTCATTGCCATGCAATGTGGTCCTTAGTCGGCCCAACCGCCAATCCAGTGGACACGGCCAACGACCGTGATAGGTTCCCGCTTGGAGTCCTTTCGCCGCGGCTTCTGCCACTGGTGGTCACCGTTCGGGTTGTCGCTTCGGAAGAAGGTGATCCCGTCAAGGATTTCCGCTCGCTTCACGTAGTACTCGGGGTTGGCCGCCCCGTGTACCTGGATCAGGTATAGGCATCCGTCGACAACCCGGGTGTCCGAGGTGTCGAACAAGATCGCATCCCCGTCTTCGATGGTCGGCTCCATGGAGTCACCCTTGCCGTAATAGACGGCAAGATTCCGCCCATAGATGCCTCGCCGCCTCAGACTGGTCTTTTTGAACTTCAGGCTATGGGTCTCTGCGTACTCATCTGCCTCTGCGCCAGCAGCGCCAAGACCCACTGCCTGTGAATAGGCCCGCACGTTGTCATGGTCGGTGTCCGCTGCAACAGCCGCCGACTCCGCATCTGTCACCGTTTCGTCCAAGAAATACTCCGGACGCCTGCCTGTGTGGCGGGCCAGGGCGGGAATGAAGAACTTGTCGATAGCGCCATTGGACTCCCAGCCCGTGATGGCTTGGGGATTGATCCCGCATTCCCTTGCAACACGGGCCTTTGTTCCTCGTGGAGAAGTGCTGAATGCGTAGGAAATCCTGCGCGCTAGTTCGTTGTTATCAAGCATAACTTGATGATCGCGCGCAAGGGCTGCAACGCCAATAAAGCAGAGCTTTACGTTTGATATAAAGGTATGCTTTACTTAAGGTATGGAGCCGATCACTACTGCTATCCAAGGACTCAAGGGCGGCCAAGCAGCAATGGCCCGCCTTCTTGGCGTCGAGCCGCAGGCGGTTAACCAGTGGGCCAAGGGGCGTCGACCGATTCCTGCTAGGCACGTCCTGGCGATCGAGGCCGCAACGGGGGTCTCGCGGCATGTCCTTCGCCCCGATGTGTTCGGCAGTGCTGACGCGGCGTGTGAGCGGCCGCTGGCTGCCGATAGGCAGGTTCAACAAATTGCCTGGTTGGGCGCCGAGGTTGACCGCCGCATGAGCAAGCGCGCGCTGCGCGCCCGGCTGTCTGCGTGCGCTACTACGGTGCAATGATCGGATGCGCTGCTACTGGGGCCGGAGGAGCGCAGTCCTCAATACGCTTCCGAGACCACGTGGAGGGACTTCAAGCCATGCAATTCTCCGAGTTCTTTGATCGCGCCAGAGAGAAGCTCAGCCGCGCGATCCAAGGCCTTCACGAAGTCGTCTGGCTTGGCCATTTCGACCATATCACATGCATGTTCACAGTAGTACACACCTTTGTCCTGACTGTATCGCTCTGCGTATTTGAGCATGGGCGGTATCTTGGAAACTTCGGAGAACGCATCCTGCAATATTCGAGCAGGATTGCCGAGCTCGTGCAGCTGCAACAGCAGGGATCGAAGCTCCGGTTTGAGCTGAATTCTCTTTGCTGCCCCTACATAGTCAGGCCAGCCAACCGGCTCATCCCAATCAGAAACTGCGCTCCGGGCGCCCCACACCTCGGACAGAAGATCTTCTACAAGCGGGATAATAGCAACCGCGTAGGTTCTTTGCCGAAGCAGCTCTTGTGCCGCAGCTTGTTGGTTCGCCAGGTTTCGAGCTTCTCTGGCGGCAAATTGTTCGGACTTGTGGATGTTTCGGGGGACAGTGATCGCAATGACGACACCGACTACGGCGACAATAAGACTCGAAATGGCGGCTACGGCCTGGACAATTGCGGGCCATTCTTTCGCTGCCTTCTCATCAAGAACGAATGGGTACAAGTGAAGGCAGAGGGCGAGGACGAATCCCAGTGCGATGCAAAAAAGCATCAGTACAGCGACGTACCAGCCGTATCGCTCGGTGTCAACTTCATCATCGTTAGTGCTGGTAGCCATCTTGATGCGCAAATGCAAAAGGATCCCGATTCTAGCTGCAATGGCCCGAGGCGGCGCTGATGAGCGACAAGTATCTGTCTCTGCACCTGCTGAATTTTGGCTATCGGGTACTTTGCGCGCGTTTGATCCCCGATGTTCAGGTCGGCGGTCCTTCGTGAAATCTGCTGTCGATTCCGCATTCCGTGGCATCGAACACATCTGTGTCTGAGCGCATGAAAGAACTAATTCTCCCGTGGCCGCACAAGGACCTGTCGCCGAACGGCAGGGTGCACTGGAGCCGAAAGGCCAAGGCCACGAAGCACGCCCGGCAGACGGCTGGGGGCGTGAGTTCGCCCTACACCGAGACTGCGACTACCTGGGCCACCAGTCGAAGAACGTGCTGCAGATACTGATCGAGCATAAAGGGGACATGCCCGGCAGGGCTCAGGGCTACAAGCCGCTAGAGTCGGACAGTCGTGCCCAACTGATCGAGGACATCGTGTCCAGCATCGCCGTCGACAATGTGCTGATGGCCTGTGCGCTACGCGCCTATCACTGCGGAATGGGCCGACGGAAGATAGAACGCTTTGAAACCGCTATTCTCCTCATGGCAAATTGCGGTCAACGGCCGGTATCGATTCGCCAGTATCTCAGCCTTGTTGAGCTGGGATTCCAGAGAGTGAGAGGAAGGTTGGAAGGGCTCAGTCTCGCCGCTTAAGATTGCCGGCGGTCGGCCGATACAGTTACTTTAAACATGGAGGTTCTTATGAGTGGTTCGGTGACTGACGCCGCGAAAGACTTGGCGGCGACCGTTAAAGATGCCTGGGTGGATCGCCTGTCAAGTCCGTTGGTAGGGGCATTCGCATTGTCATGGTTGGCCGTAAACTACAAGCTGTTTTTTGTCTTGTTTTCCGGCGAGCCGTATGCAGACAACTTTGGATACATAGCTCAGAATCTATACCCCAACTGGATGTGGGTTGTTGGCAAGAGCGTTGTTGGTCCGCTCGTTCTGGCAGCCTTCTATATTTTTGTTGTGCCTATCCCAGGGGAGTTCGTTTACGATTGGACTCTCACCCGTAAGCAGCGGCTCGCCCGTATAGCGAAGAAGGTTGAAGGCGCGACGTTGCTCACGAAAGAACAGTCATCCGAGATACTAGAGAACGCTGCCCGCCTCAACGCGCAGGCCGAGAAAGCAATGGCATCCGTCGAAGGAATGAAAGAGGCCCATACGGATGAGCTGGCTCGGGTAGCACGTGACGCGACAGAGGCTCGCGAGAATATGGAGAGAACCCTAAACGCTGAGATTGAGGAGCAAAAGCAGCGCGCCTCCAACCTGAGTAGGATTCTTTCTGATATGAAGTGGGAGCTTACGGTGGAGCGCGCTGCAGCACAGCATGCAGGCAAAAATGCGAGCATCGCTCTCAAAGAATTTATCCACGCGCGGCCGTTCGAACTAACGGTCGGATCTTCCGTTCTAGGGTCTGTCCGGTTTGGGCCGTCCGGAACAGTTCTAGAGGGATTCAAAGGTGAAGTCGCCACTTGGGAGCTGAGCGCGAATAAATCCCTGTTGCTCAACGACGCATCCGGTGGCCGGGCTGGTAGCTTCACCTTCAACACAGAATCGAGAACTTGGAACGGTTATTGGGGAACAAGGGGCGACGCGAAGCTTCATCCGGAGCCAGTAAAAGTCTACAGTCCGACGAACACTGCGCATTGACAGGTGCACACCTGTAGAGTAAATTTTCAATCACGATGACATAGAAGCCTCCGGTTCCGACCGGGGGCTTTTTCTTTGCCCGCTCCCGAGACCGGATCAACTCTTGCACCCAACCGGTAGCGGCGGGGCGGGCGCCCTGACAGAGAAAGCCCATGGCTCGCATCACTCCCCAACAAGCTGGCGGCGTGAACGTCGTGGCCTTTCTCGACATGCTGGCTTGGTCCGAAGGTACGGACAACGGCAAGCAGGCCACCAAGGACCGCGGCTATGACGTGATCGTTGGCGGGCAGTTGTTCAAGAGCTACGCCGACCACCCGCGCGTGCTGGTGGATCTGCCTAAGCTCAAGATCCAGTCGACTGCTGCCGGCCGATATCAGCTGCTCCGCCGCTACTACGACGCCTACAAGAAGACGCTTGGCCTGAAGGACTTCACTCCCCTAAGCCAGGACCTGATCGCGCTGCAGCAGATCCGTGAGCGCCGCGCGCTGCCGCTGATCCAGGCGGGCAAGATCCCGGAGGCAATCAAGGCGGTCAGCAACATCTGGGCGAGCCTGCCCGGCGCAGGCTACGGCCAGCACGAACAGGAGCTTGCCGACTTGCTGGCTGTGTACCGCAAGGCAGGCGGGACGGTGGCGCCATGATCGGGGTCGACGTGGACTGGCAGGCCATTGGCACGGCAGTTGGCGGCCTGATGGTAGGCGCCGGCGGTGTAGCGCTGTGGTGGCGAAAGCAGTTCGTAGAGACAGCCAGGGAAGGGGCCGAGGTCAACGTGATCCAGCTGATGCGCGAGGAAGTGACCCGGCTGGCCGAGACGCGGATCTGCGGCTACACCGGGCCGGCCGTGGCCGACGCCAACGACGTGCCTACCACCGACCCGTCGCGGGACCAGTGCGGGGGCCGGGTGGGGAGCTGCAAGCTGCGCTTCGGTGCTGATAAGCCACTGCCCTATGGGGGGTTCCCGGCCGCTGGCTTGGTCCGAGCATGACGCGATCAGTCCTCTGCAATGGCTACATTATATTGCATCTAGTGAAAATTCCTTTATCTACTGGAATGTCCTTGGTTCCGTCTGCGCGAATGTTGAACGTGCATTCGGCCACGTTATGGCCCTCGACTATGGGGGCATCACCAGTCATCGATTCTGTGTCGCCGGAGTTGGCATTCAGCAAATTTGATGCCTTCGTCACTACTGTAAGGGTGTTTTTTAAGCAAGCCTCATCCGGGTTTGGCCGATTGATTCCTGGGGGGCACCGGAAGGCAACAGTTTGAATCTTTCGCCCGCTAATTTTTTCCTCCACCATTTTCGATTCGACATTTCTAACTATGCTGTCTGAAGTGCAGTCTGGCCCTGCATGAACGACCAGTACGTGAGTTACTTTATTGTGATCTCCCAGAATGTCTGCAATCCAAACTGTGCACAGGGTGAGGTCTCCGGAGCTAACTTTTGTGTCCATTCCAGTCTTAATGATCTTCACCTTACCTGCGTCGACGATGATGCCGGCAAATTTCTTGAGCCTGGTTGATAGCATGGGCTCTGACCTCCCTTGTATGGAATAGCTTCGATATACATCGTCATCATCGATAGAAGACGACAGATTGTCTCAATCTCCTAGCGTTGTGCTTTCTTCCGAACGATCCTTGGCCCGCCCAGCGCGGGCCTTTTCTATGGGCGAGACCATGCAACAGAGCACCCTGCAGGCCATCCAGGCGCACGCCGTGGCCGAGTACTCCATGGCCAAACGAACCGATACGGTCGAGGCCAAGGTCGACGAAACCCAGGCGTTGGGGCAGCAGACGTTCCAGGCGCTGGTCGACATGGACGGCAAGATCAGCGTCTCGTACAGCTTGAAGATGCAGATCGCCGCCAATGGCCAGTACTACGCGGCCGGCATGGGCATTGGCATCGAGAACCAACCGGACGGCAGCTACCAGAGCCAGATCCTGTTCCAGGCAGATCGCCTTGCCCTGATCAACGTGATCAACGGCCAGGTGACCACACCGTTCGTGATTCAGGGCGGGCAGACGTTCATCAGCCAGGCGCTGATCGGCACGGCGTGGATCAACACGGCCAACATCGCGGATGCGGCAATCACCAACGCAAAGATCGGCGGCGTCATCCAGTCGGACAACTATGTTCCCGGGCAAACCGGCTGGCGAATCAGCAAGGACGGTGGATTCGAGTTGAACGGAAACACTCCCGATGGATACAAGTTGCGCGTAGTCAATCAAGGCGTCTACGTCTATCACCCGAACGGAATTCCAGCTGTTGAAGTGGGGGTGTTGCTGTGACCTTGGTCGGGCTCCGCATACGACGAGCTGATGGCTACGTGGAGACCACGGTCACCACCAAGCTGTCGAAGATGATCGGGTCGTACAAGTTTCCGCTCTACAACCCGATCAATTCCAACAACAAGTGGGTGGCTCCGCCTGAAGCGAACGGGGGGCTCGTCGTCAACGACTTTTCTGGCGGCGAGCCCTTCTATTACTTCAGCTGCGAGGGTCAGCGATCGGTGTACGGCATGCTGGTTCCATCGGTGACCATCTCGGGCAACACCATCAACTGGTCCTGGGATCCTGACGTGGTGAACTTCCACGTCAGGATGGAGATGTTCCCGAGCAAGCCCACAACGGAAACCGTCGGCGGGATCACCCTTCACTATGGAATCTACAGCTGATGGCCGTCGGACTTCGCGTGCGGAACCAGGGAACCGGGCAAATCCAAATTGGTGCCGGCTATCGAAACCTGCAGCTGGCCAAGTCCGGGACGTTGAACACTGGATCCTTCTCCGGCGGCGGGACCGGCGGCTCGCCGCCGTTTGCCTCGTGGTCGCCTAGTGGGGCCTTGGCCTCAACAAACGGAACAACGAATCTCCACGTCTGCCGCTACATCAACGACAGCGTGGCAACTACGACGGGATTCACTCTGGTGCAGAGCGGTGTGACGTGTTTCGTCTACGCTTCCAACCAGGCGCCGAACAAGACGCTCGAGTACTACACGTTCAACGCCACCGAGCGTGCGGCCAGTGGGCCGGTTGGGCTGCGCATGCGCGGTGAAGACGGCACGGTGTTCTACGATTCAAGGCGGAAGGGCCTTCGCGTGCTGCAGGTGGTGCCGCTGCCAACGGTCCCGGGGCCTCCCGTCGAAATCGGCCAGTTCTTCCCGGGGGTCAAGATTGGCATTGCCATCCCGTCACCGCGCTTCTACTACTTCGCGCAATCGCAGGATCGCTGCACGATGTCAGCTGACCACTTCCACATGACCAGCGACAACCGAATATTTCTGTCGAGGTTGCAGGTAACTCAGCAGACCCTGATCTCGAACACCTTCCCGGTGGGCGGCGTGACGATGGGGCCGCAGAACGCAACGATCTTTATCGTGGACCTGACCGAGGTGCCGCTAGGGTTCGGCTAGGGCGCCAGGAGGCATTGGCGAGTGACCATTCGAACTTGACCGTGTTGCACGCCAAATTCGATCTATGTCTCGTTGGCACAAATTTTCCTGCTCTAGAATCGACGTGCGGGCAAGACGCTCGCAAGGATAGAAAAGGAATCATCGTGAAGCTTTCAACCGTTCTATTGTCGCTCGGTCTTTCGGTGTCGGCGGTTTGCTCCGCTCAGTCGAATGTCTCAAATGGAGAGCCAGTTCTTCCTCTTGATACTCGCGAGGTTGCCCGTCTGCTGGCATCTCCGTCTGACGCTCGGCCCCCAGGTTTTACAAGTCGAGAGACTTTCAGGTTCTTCAACTCACGTCAGAAGGGGCACTTCTCATATCACGAGATGCCTCAGAACTGGGGGAAGCTCGGCTGGCGCAATGAAGGCTCGCTGGGCTTCGTTTCCACGACATACTTCGAGAACGCGCGGCCCATGTACATCTGTGCGATGTATGATCCGTCGTGGAACAATCATATTGTCAAGTACTTTAGCTCGAATGATCCGGGTTGTGAGGGTTACCATCCGATTGAATGGGGCTATTTTGAAGGATACCTCTCTTCAACTCAGGTTTCTGGCACTGTGCCGCTCTATCGCTGCTACATAGAGGCGACAAAGGATCATTTCGACACTCGCTCGTCGGATTGCGAGGGTGAACCTGCGGCAAAGCTCGAGTTCGTGCTCGGTTACATCTTCTTGTGATACCAACGCCGCTTAGCCGAGCGCTGAGCGGCTTCACTTGATCACAACAATGGGCCAGGTCAGATGGCGCCCATGTGCTATTCCGCCCAGATCACCGCCGCCTACCAGAAGCTGGTCAGGATGACCGGCGCCACGCTGTCGCTGCAGGAGTTCACCGCGCGCTACTCCAATGACCCGAGCAATATGAAATCCCCCATCGACTGTTTTGAGCGTGATGGATCAGGGATGGATCCATTCGAATGTCAGTCGATCGTCGCTCCAATCTCCCGGCTAGCCTTGCGGCCCCTACATTGCTGTTCCAACGCTGTCTTGGCCTGATGGGCCTCTGACCAAGCCAGTACTCCTTGTGCGGACCATACATAGTCGATCAGATACAACATGTCCCTGCGAGCTTCCTCCGGGCCCACCAACAGATTTTGCATGCTGCTCTTATCACCACCGCGATTTCGTTCCTCTACTAGTGCAGCGGCAGCCTCAGCATACGAATGGCATTCCTCAATGCTGTAGTGCACCGGCACCACTTCAGGGCCGAGGGTATCGCCCGCATACCTCGTAGTAGAGCAGGCGGCAATAAGGCCGAGCACAGCCGTCGTCATGGATCTCATCGGAATCAGTCACATCCTGATACGAATAGACTTCAGTCTAAACATAGGACATTGAAGGAGGCAAAGCGCGCACCCCGCCGGCGTGAGCCGAATCGGCAGGCGATGGGGACGATGCCAACACTAGGGCCATGAACCTCTTGGGCCGATGACCGAACCGTACGCTATTGCCGCGTAGTTGGTGCCAAGCGGGCTCCATGGCGCTAGCATGGCCTTGGAGCCCCTAACCGACAGGGCCGGACTGGATCGTGAAAGAATTGCCGAAGCGGAATAAGAAGCCCCGCCGCAAAGACGGCTTCCCTTGGAAGAGCACAATTGCAGTCGTGGTTATCGTCGGCATTGTCCTGGCCGTATTTGAAATGGGACGTGTCGACCGCGAGTACCGCGCGCAAGCTAACCGGCAGGCCCTTGAAGCAATGCACGCTGTGCTTCAGCGGGAAGGGAACGTCGGCCATCCGGCTGCGGACACGATCCCGGCCAGCGATGCAGATCAGAACGATCAGCAGGCCGGAACAGACCCCTCCACCAAAGCGAAGTGAAGCGTCGGTGCGTAGGTCAAGCACCTGATCAGCGCCGCACCGGCGCAAGTGCAGTGGACAGAGGGTAGGGCTCCGGCCATAGCCATGGCTGGCCAATGGACGTGTCCCATGAGCATCCTCAACGTTCTGATCAGCCGTGACCAGCTTGTCGTTGCAGTGGGTACGCTTGCCGAGGATGCGCTGACCGGCGCCTACTCTGCTGGTGCGAAGGTTCTCCTGATACCTCAGCACAACGTACTGCTGGCTACGAGGGGCGGGGCCCAGTTCTTTCTGAAGATCTACGAGCTGGCTCTGCAGGCGAGCTTCCGGGCCGACTTCTCCATCGAGCAGCTTTCTGCCGAGATGGGGCCTGTAATGGACCAACTGTGGTTGAACTATGAGAAGGCGGCCGCAGAGGCTGACCTGCCTATCGAACAGCTGGGGACCGAGATTGTC